TCCTGTAGAATTAGTAGAATCTGAAATAGTTGAAGGAGTTCCGGTAGCTAAAGGATCTGCCCCGTTTGGTAAGTGTCTTGACGCATGGTTTGAAACGTCAACGCCATCTATAGTACCAACGTTTACCACGCTGTTACCACCCATATCTAAATTTCCAGACATAGGTCTAGAACCACTTACTAACAAGTATTGAGTATGATCGTCGTTACCTAACCCAGATAAATCACTATGAGAAGTTACGCCACCAACCGTCGATGATGATGCAAAACCTATTCGAGGTCGTTCATCCACAATACTAGATATATTTGCAGATCCTTGCTGTACCACTATTGACGCAATTCTTACAAAGGCTCCAGTTACAAAACTAGGAGGCATCGCAAGTGGAGCTGCTTCAGCTTCAGCCTGAGTAACATAAGTATCTTGACCAAACACTAATAGATATTTTTCAGAAGGTCCACCTAAAACATATAAAACGTGTTTAGTAAATCTAGAAGCCGGGATAGAGGCTAAAGTCCCACTACCATCATCATATTGAGAATTCGATATTGTATTTTGAGACGCAATTCTATTAAATACTCCAGGAGTCGCACTTTTATAAAATGCATCCCAAGTTGCGATAACTGCTCCTGTTGGAATAAATTCGTTTTCTGAATAATAATATTCTCCTTGAGTGACATCTAGTTGGCGAGTACCGTTTTCGGATACTAAAGATCCCGAAACGTATACGGGTCCTAATGCCTCTCTAAGAAGCTTATCTACTTTATTATTGTAATGGTGAGCTTGTAGAGGTGTTTGACTTATATATAAAATAGAGCTAGAATCACTAATAACTCTACCTAAAAGAATATTGTTTTCTGTATTGGGAAACGCCGAATTAGAAACGAATACTCCAGAAGTATTCATATACACAAATACATTAGAACTTGCTGGTATAACTAAATTTGTAGAATTCCAAGTTTCACGTACTAAGACGTTATTTGGAATGACTCCGTTCATTCTATATCCATAACCTTGGGATATATTGATAGTTAACCCAGAAACATGGGAAATAATACCTCCGTTGATTACCCCCATCGGTGGAGTGTTAATAATCAACTCAGATATATCTTCCGCATCTTGCACGTTATTTTGAGAGTAGAATATTTTACCGTTAAACGTAATACCGCTCTCATCAGTATTTAAAAATGAAACAGAAAAATCAGCGCCATTAACAATGGAAACTTTATTTCTATCCAGCGCGCCTAATATTGTACCTGTAGAACTTGGATTTAATATTTGTAGATCTGAAGTATTATCACTAAAAGAAACTGAAGTAATTTCTATAAAAGATCCAGATCCTATATTTTCGTTTTGAAGACCAACGCCATTAACTCCTAAAAACCCTTGAATAAACGTATCAGATATTTTAGTAGTACCTCCATTTGAAAGTACTATACCTTTATTGTTAATTCCTCCAATCAATCCAGCTGAATTTATTAAAAGTTCAGCAGTAGCACCTGAGGATAAAATATGAACCGAAGACGAATTTCCAGATTCGTATGTATAAAAGTTTTCAAGTTGAAGTCTATTAGCATTAATACCATCTGAAGTGTTTTTAACAGCATGTAAGAAATCACCATTAATGTCTGTGTACTCGACGTAAATAGTTGAGTCTCCTCCATTAGAATTATTTTCGATACCTATATCAAAGTCATAAATAGATACTTTATGAATCTGGGCAAAATCTCCAACATTTTCACAATAAACGGCTGCTTTGCCAGACCCAATAGATCCAGATATACCTTTTAGATTTAAAAATGAGATTTCCGTTAAAGTACCAGGAATTAACAAGTGCTGATTAGCTACAGTTGGTTTTAAAGTCGTAACGTTAATACCTTCGCCTCGAATAGATACGCCTGACGGAATTACTAATGGGTTCACTACATTGTGAACTCCCGCCCCAACCATAACTACATATGGTTTTGTTTCAGGGTCAGCATCTGTAATAGAGGCGATAGCAGCATTTAAACTAGTAAATTCACCAGCACCTGCGTTACTAATTTTAACTCTAACTATTTGCGGATTTACTAATAAGTTATCTGCCTCTTTTAAATATTGTGGATGCGGATCCGGATCATTAATGTGATTAGTTATTTGAGTCTGTAAATTGGAATCACCTGAAATTCTATTAGCAATTTCTGTAGCTAAATTAGAGTCGGTAGTATCTATACTAGACTGCAACTCGTTTAAAGCCGCTCCAACATTTGTAGATGTTAAATTTCCACTAGGAGTTACTGGTATTTGAAAAACATCTAGTGCAGATTGAATAACTTCTAAATACGCTAAATTGCTATTGTCATCATACGTAAAATTAATTGTAGATGAGTCTTGTATAAAGTTTGCAAATTGATCTTGAATATATTCTTGAGTTGCTGAAATAGGTATTAAAGATCCATCTGGCAATTTAGCCTTAAACGACATATCTGTAATATCTAAAAACATCGTAGCTTTATTTGCTGGCGGCGTTGGTATTGACGCTGGGTTACTAGCCGCTATTCTGATTCTTGCCATTATTCCTCCACAATTAGGGATCCATCAAGCTTTAATTCTGATCCAGTCTCTATTTCAAATTCCTCACGTACTACCATTTGGTGGTTTTCTGGAATATGTAATCTTTTATTATTTGGTACGCTTTCATAACTAAAGTTATTATCCGATACTAGATCTAGTTTTCCAGTAGTCGGGTTTATAGAAATTTTTCGTCTAGGTCTTACTGATTTTCCCATTATAAATCACTCACTTCAATGTCCTGAAAATCGCCGTCAGAATCGTATATTACTGTTGCCAATTGAACCGGAGTCCCAAAATAAGACGATCTTATTGTTAGAGGGTCCCCGTCATCATTTTTTGTAAGGACCGTTAATTTATTAAAAGGCTTAGAAAAAGCATCATTAATAGAATTTATGTTTAGTCCAGCCTTAGTTCCAGTTATAGCTTTGGTAACGGTCGCCTCGTTTACGCCGTCACCAATTCTAATAGAATCGTGAACATCTCCGGAATCTGGATCTCCATCTTTATGAGATAGCTGGACTTCTAATTCCCCGTTAACCGTTCCTATATTGATGTCTCCATCAGATAGTCTCACCGGCATAGGATTTTTAGTAGAATACTTGTTTCCTAAGGCGTCAACAGACGTAGTTCTAATAGCAACCGTGGGCTCCTCATCGTATACAGCCCTTTGAAAAGCATCAGGAGGTATTGTGGGTCTATCTTGTTCTTTAGATTGTATGGTAGCCCCGTCCGCAACCAGGAAGTCTGAAATATCAACACCTTCGTGGATAGGTGATTTTAATTTACCGACTTTAATTTGGTTAGGACCGGATATTCGTTTAATTTGTAGTTCTCGAGGCTGTTGAGCACTCGATTTTAAAAGTATAATTTGTTGGACTTTAAATAAAGTAGAGTCGGCAACAGTTAAGTTACCTTCTGAATCCCCGTCAGATGTAAATGGTTGCGCAGACACTGCGGCAAACTTAGTTTGTATCATTTCAAATCCAATCAAATCGACTATACAGCCAAGATCGCTCTTGCGACCTGCTATAATTTTATCAATCTTGATGTGAGACGTTTCTAACGAATGTGAGAGTTATTCCCGCATTGCTTCATGGATTTTAGTTAAAAGATACTTATTAATATCTCTAAATTTTTTATAAGGTGAGCTTAAATACACACGTTCTAAATCTAGGCAATTTTTCTTCTCATCAAGGAACCTCAGTACGACCACACGTGGATTAGTTGGGGACTTCTTACATTCGATAAGTTTAATGCCTTCGAATAAAAGAAATGTCCCAAGATCCGCATTTTGAGTTTCAAATACTGAGGTCTCTTTGACTTCCATTATTCTGCCTTTTCTGTAGTCTCTTCAGTTTTAGCTTCTTTTTCGGCTTTTCTCTGGGCAGCCATTGCAGCAGCTTTTTCAGCTTTCTTACGGGCTTTCTTTTCTTCTTTAGTTTCTTCTTTTTGATCTTCTTGAGAATCATCAGATTGATCTTCTTTATCCTCTTTTTGATCTTCTAGTTTAGCCATTTCCTCGTTTGGATCGTCTTTAAGATTAGCTGCAGCTTTGGCTAATTCTTCCTCAGAAGGAAGATCTTTAGTATCTAAAGGCTTCTTTTTAAGTTTACCGAGTTCATCGTATCCAGCCTCAATACAACACTCATCTACATAAGAACCTACATCAACTTTAAAATTACGTTTGTTCTTACCACAGGCGCATTTTACTTCAACCATTTTTAACTCCTTCTGATCGAATTCTTAGAGCAGTTTCAGTAATGAATTTTACTCTATCTTGATCAGCTACGTCAACAAGAATGTAGTCAATCCCATGATAGTCTAAAAATGCTTCAACTTTACGGTCAATACTTTTAGCCGTCTTTTCATCTTCGTACCGCCCTCTAGAATCAAAGGGCTTCTGACGAGTTAAAAGAAAGTTAATGTGAACTACGTCTTGCTTAGCTGCTAACTTCATATCAGAAAAGACAGAATGCTTAATTGACTCGTGTCCATTATAATGTTTTTGATAGACAGGACATAGAAGCAACGGAGAGTCTGTTACTATAAACTCAACTTTATTATAGAGAGAAGATTCTCGTTCTAGCTGTTGACCGTAGATGATAGATTGTCCGAATGGTCCCACTTTTTTACCAGACCATGCCCACTCTTTAACGAACTCTCTCACTAATTCAGAAAGTTCACCTCTGAGTTTTAATTCTCCAAATACTAAAGAAGCCGTGGTAGATTTACCAAGACCGGAACCTCCGAGGAGGTTTATAACGTACGTCTTCATGTTACCCCAATACTTTGTTGATTTTTTCTAGGATCTCTGATGGATAAGCGCCATTTTGTTTTAGCGTGGAGTTGTTAATTCGTTGTTCTTCTGTAAGATGAGTATATCCTTTTGGAATATACTCTTTAACGTATCTAATGTAATCGCAGCAAACGTCTTCAACATCATAAGGTTTACCGTTTACTGCTTTGCAAAGTTCTGTCATACACTGTTCGTAAAAGTCTGCTTTACTTTTAGGATCACCTTTTTCTTTAGTAAAGATAAGGTCAAATGATCTAATGCAATTAGCACCATAATAACAATGTGAATTTGGATCTACTAATTCTGGATAATACTCAGCTGTGTCCATTACGAAGGCGGTCATTACGAAATGCCACTGTTTGAAATTTTTAGACTTATGCCATCCACAACAGAAATCGACTGCTTCTTTAATTCCTGTTGGTTTATTATTTTTGTATTCGTTGTTTATTAAAAACGTCAAATAATCATTAACAAAAGCATCTGCAAAATTATCGAAGTAATACTGTTGGGCCAATCTGTATTTTGATGGATCTCCATTTTTTAGAGATGGCGGTTGATTTCCTACAGAAGTAACCATCGGTTCTTTAAGAGTTACGATGTACTCTTTTGCCATTGGTATATCGTGATTACTTATAATGTTGGCAAGTTTTCCAACATGATTGTTGTAGTATCCGTGCTCGTTTGGATTTCTTGTTCCATCAGGTAAAATAGTTGGCTGAAAAGATGCGCCACTACCAGTAAACCTGTGAAACAGGTGAATAAAATGAAACTGATGAGAAGTAAGTTTTTTAGAAAAGTCCGCATATCGACTTAATTCCTTTCGTACTCTAACGCCGTGAATGTCTTCTAAAGCTTTAGAGAATCCAGCAAATCGACGATTGACAGTATCATAGATAGTCACATTATCCATTAAAGGATCGTTGACATTGTTGATGACAGATATTCCAAGATTCTTCTCTTGAAGATGTTTAGCTTTAATATAATAGTCTAAGAAGTCTTGAAAGAATTCAGTTTTAATCATGCGCCTTCCAAATATCTTATAGCTTTTTGAAGTCCTTGAGCATTATCCCCAAGACTACCAATAGCTACGTTACATTTTCTACATAAAACGCCTCTAACCTTACCGGTCTCGTGGCAATGATCTATATGAAGATCCTGTCTCTTGTTAAATAACTTATTACAAAGTTGACAATTGGATACTTGTAATAACTTTAAATATTGATCTTTTGAAATAGAGGTGTATCTAAGATAATTCATGTGTTCTTTTTTACAGAAATTAGAACATAGCTCCTGTGTATTAAATCTACTGTTATCAGTAAATTTAGAATCGCAAAATTTACATAATTTATCTCTAGTCATTTAGGACTTACCCCTGATGCCAAAACTATTTGGCAAATATGTTCTAATCGTTCAATATGTTCAAACGCGTCCCACGGTGACATTCCGACTGCGGTAACTCCGTGACCAGCTTGACCTACAATATCATATATCAGTTTAGTACCCATGGTAAACTCTGGAATTTCAGTCATCATTTGAAATGTTGAATTAGCTAGAACTGCGGACGTTACTGGAAGAACTGGAACATTAGGACCAACTTTAGTGTATCTACTGACTTCTGGAAATTCATTAGCTAGTTTTTGAAGATCAAAACCTTTGTGCATAGCTGCAATAGTGTATGTTGGATGTAAATGAACAACGGATCTGTACTTTTTAACGCAGTCGGTAGTCTGCAGTAAGAGGTGCATTTCTAATTCTCCAGAAGGTTTATTATCAGATTTGTTTCTGACCCATTTAAGAGATTTATCTTTTTGAATTTTAGCTTTTAATATATGTTCTGGGTGTATAATTGATTTTCTTCCACCAGACGGAGTTATATAAAAACAGTCATGTTGTTTTACTGAAACGTTACCATCTCTAGTTGTAATCCACCCACGTTTGTAAGCTTCTCGCATTACGTCACCCATTGCTGTTAACATTTACATCCTCCAAATTAGTAGCTCCTGCAACGTTCCAAAACATTACAACTTTATCAGGGTTTGCCTTTTTATATTCTAAAGCATACTTCCAACCTTTAGCATCATAAGTTTCAATAGCATTAAACGGAGGCAAATCTGATTTAGGACATGGTTCATTAAACGGTTGCGGATGCTCAATAACTTTAGCTCTACCTGGATATTTTCTTGAAGCTGAATTACCTGCTACTTGTATTGCGTAAATTTCTGCTTGAGGAAATCCTAACTGAATACCGTGGTTCATAACCATAGTACTAGCTACAGAAAACACCACATCTGGTTTGAACTCGTTATTGATAGCTAAACATGATTTAGCGAATCCGGCAGTTATCAACTCGTGCTTAACTCCCGCTGGAATATATAAACCTTGTCCATTTAATTGTTCTGTAATAAAATCTCTGCAACGCTTTCTAGCTCCAGCCATTCCACCAGTCTGATAGAACATCATGATCGCACCTCGCATCATTGCTTCAACATGGCCTTCGGTTGGTTCGTTTCTTAAAGGCGCAATTGCAACTATCATTTTATTATATTTCTTTGCAACTGATGCTAAAATTTTAAGAGCTTGACCTTGCGGGACCATGGCATAAAATAAGTATTTTTGAGGAACTTGACTTATTAGAGCTTCTGTGTATCTGGCTTTTGAACCTAAGTTTCCAGGAATAAGATCGTCTCTTATAACCAGGACTCCTTCATGTTCTACAACATTATTTGGATATGGATCTTTAAAATTAGGAATTAAACTTAAATAATACTCAAGAGATTTTGACTCATCTCTAGGAGGGAGCGCATCTATATTAACCCAACCTTTGGGATTCTTATGCTCTTTTTCAGCTTTACCGATTCTAGGTACGCCGTGATCTGGCATATCTAAAATATTTAGATTTGGGAAGTTTTCTATAAACTTACGATTTCTCTCTTTATGGGGAAGTGAATACAAATACTTTATGTATTCATCAGAATAAATATCCATTACCATCTCCTAACGTTTTTATCTAAGTCCCATCGATAGAACTCTGGGGATAAATGAACCGATTGTGGTTTTTCCATTACATCAAATTTAAGTTTTCCAGTTTCATCAAAGAAATACTCTGGAAACGTTATTACTTTAGTTTCGTGATCCATTTTTGGAAGTTCATCCATTACGGCATTAAATATGTTTCTAGCTAAGTTACGCTGTTCCCACGTGCCCATAAATGGCGTACCTTTGAAGTAACCAGTCTTTGGAAGATCTCTAGACTCATCTTCTATTCCCATAGAATGGGTTACGATTAATTCACATGGGTCGTGGAGATTAAGCAATCGATCTAAAAGCTGGGAACCTAAAGTTGCAATGTATTGTTCTGGATTTTGCTCTCTAAAAACGTGATGTCGAATGTCTATAGAACTACAGTGAATATGAACTGCATCAATATCCATTCCGTGAAATCTAAAATTAGTGTTTACTATTTTATGGATAGTTTCTTTATCGATCATCCCCTTAAGCGTACGCCCATCTCTACGCTCAATCATAAACTCTGGAGTCCATACGCTTGGTGTATGGGAATCACCAATCAAAACTTTAGTTGTTTTATAAGCATGCATAAAAGTCTTGCATGATGATAATTTTGAGCTTACATCACTTAGGAACGTCGCCTCTGTTGCCTTGAAAGCTTCGCAGGTGCTGGCGTTGGTTCTGCGGGACTCGAGTACGGATAAATCAGGAAGATCGTTGCGCCAAGAATAAAAACTACCATTGAAGGATTTAATTTCAGAGAGTCTTTTAAATACTTTTTCATCTAAACCACCGAACATGTTTAATGCTCCAGAGAATTCAGCACCCAAATCAAAGATGATAACTTCAAATTCTTGAAGTGAATTTTTATTATCTAAAATAGTAACGTTTTCGTATCCCATATTAAATAATTGACACTTCAACAATCTAGTCCATCCACCCTTATGAGAACCCTCTCGAGTCGTTATATTTGACAGGAGGTGCGTAATACCAATCTTTGTTTTCTTATCTATTTGATATGACTCAAAAAACATGAGATCCTCCACAAAATAATTGTTACAAACCTATAGACATTCGTGAACGGATTTATTTGTCAGTTAAAACCGCTAAAATAATACACGTTGCCATGATTAAAACCCACACAGGGTAAAGTTTTGGTTGCAATTTAGACCAGATAGATATTTTAGTTTTATTCATTAAAAACGCTTTCTAATAGCGTCAAATACTTCGTCTATAGTATTATGTATTGTCTTCTCTTGAAGACCATCAAAACAATTTACAATTAAAACAAAACCGTTATCAGCAATATCTATTACAAACGAATCTACATCCGAATCTGATCCGCCACCTTCGCCATCTTTATCAATAGGGCCACCGGCACTACTCTTTAAAGAGCGTGCTGGGAATATCTTTACCGCCGCGTCTGATTCTAGCTTCTCGCTCGTCTCTGCAGCTATCGACTTGACTTTTCGTGGGTCCATTTGTACCTGCCTTATTGATTACGCAGTTTACCATAAACTCTTGACATGCCGTAGTAATGACTTGTCCGTTATCTATATCCCAACCTGGGCATACTGCTAAAATTGCCATTGTTAAGGCTTTTCCTACTAGGATCATTGTTACATCCTTTGTTTTAGTTAAACTTTATTGGAATCTTGAATTAATAGATGAATAAAACGTGAAAGACGTTTTGCAGCATCTACTTGTTCTCTAAATAGAGAGTTATGTTCTTTAACTGTAGAGATCGCCTCTTTTAGTGTTCGTACTGGAATTTTGAGTTCTAATTCCTGCTCAGCTTTAGCCTTATTATCAGCAATCTCTTGCATCAAGATAGCTTGTTGTTTTAAACGATCTCGACGCTGATCATTTGTCAAGTTTCTTAATTCACGAACTAGTGATTCCCGTCCATCACGAATAAATTTCTTTTCAAGTTTCGTAATCTCTTTTTCTAAATCCATGTAGCCTCCGATTAACTATAAAATACCAACTGTTAATAGATTTAGTAAACGCCAAATTAAGTGTATCATTTTAATACACTATTTTAACTTTACTTATTCATCAATAATAGATACCATTTTATTGATCGGGGGATCAATGCATCAGCTTACTTATTACTATCTTATTTTAAGGTATCCCAAATTGAGACATATTATTAATCGATGCTGGGTTACTAATCAGACCGAATTCTTATTTGATCTTTTGATTTCAAATGATACAACTCATCTGGGAAAAGTATGACAGAATTTATTATAAAAATAAGTATAGCTTTTGTGTTGTCTTTTATTACATTTTTTGTAATGATGAGAATTCAGAAAAAGAAACAAGAACGTGCTGATTATGATTTTGAGTTTAAGATGAAATGCATGGGATTAAGTACAACCGTAACAGGAGAAGAAGATGATCAAAAAGTTTCAAAACAATAAAGGAACTATGGTTAATTTTGGAAAAGGTACCGTTAGAATCAAGACTCATATTTTACAGTCTAGATTTGGTGCGCAGGTGGAGTTTGTCACATGTGAAAAGACTGAGTTGGGTAAAGTTCCATCTAAAGTTGATTTACTTAATAAGGTAGTTTTAGATTTTTCGACTTTAGAGTCTTTAGACTTATTAATTGAGAAACTAACTGAAGCTAGAGATTTGTTATCGGAAGTTAAGGATGAAGAACTTCCAGAAGAACTTCGTAAATTAGCTATTGAATTTGCCAAAGAAGAAACGAATATGGAAAGACCTCATAAAAGTCAAGCACCGATTATCAAGGGATTTGAAGGTTGTTATAAAATTATGAAAGAAAAAGGATTAATTAAAAAGGAGTCTATATGAGTTCTGAAAAGAAATCGTTTTCTGCAGAAGAGGTAGAAGCTGCTTTGCAGTTGGCACATTCTGAATATTTTATGCAAGTTCTTGGATTGTTATCTCATACTGATCAAAAAGAGTTAAATTATGTAAAAGTACCAGTTACGACTCCTCAAGGTGGAGTTTATCTAGTAAGTATCCTCCATATAGAGGGACCTAAAGTAGATTTACAAGATCTGGCGTCTAAGGCTGAAGCTCAGGAAAAAGATACAAGATAGCTTGTCGTAGTAATTCGGGGTCATCGTTAAACTGACCCAACCCGGTATTACATTTCTGACAGAGCATTCCTCTAAATTTACCGGTCGCGTGGCAATGATCTACTGCTAAGAATTTATCTTTTTCTGGGGATTTGCATATCTTACATTTAAAGTCTTGAGATTTTATCGCATCATATATTTCTTGAATAGCAATACCGGTTTTAGATGAAGCCCTAACGTACGATATTCGTCTCCAATAATCTTTACCTTTTTCGTTATTCCATCTATTACGTTTATTTTTAGAACACTCTTTGCAGTGGAAGTGAAGTTTATCAGGACTCTGAGATCTATTATAAAAATCAGTAAGAGGCTTTTCTTGTTTGCAAGTTAGGCACTTTTTCATACTAAAATTATAACAAAAAACCCGACCTTATTAGGGTCGGGTTTAAAAGTCTTAAACTTTATAATTTAATTAAGAATTAACTAAATTTTTGGCTATACAATGTTTGCGACCTGCAGAAACCAGAGGCGTTCCGTACATTAATTGCAACCATTTGTATGAAGTATCAGTAACCGCAAGGTCATACTTGATCATAGAACCTAATTGTTTCCAGCATAATGCGTCAGCATCGTGCATTAACAAGTAAGCTTTACCAGATCCAGGAACGTTCTCATTGATGTCGATACGAACTGCAACGCCAGTACCTAACAATTTGATACGACCGATAAACTTCCAGTTAGAACCAGCAGCATCTTTACCAGAACGGAATACGTTAGCGTAAAGTGGTGCACCGGCATAAGATGGAACTACTTGAACTTCGTCGCCAGCAGCTACAGCGCCAGAGATTTCAGCAGATGGAAGTGTTTCACCATCAGCATAAACCATTGACATTTTGTAACCGTATGTTCCAGCGTCAGCTGCTTTAAATTGAGAATCAGCAGCAACCGGAGAAGTAAGAGTAGCAAGGGTTGGAGCAGATTGCGCAGAAACGGTAGCAGACAACGGAGAAATACGAGGACGGTTGAACAATGATGGTTTGAATCGGTAATCGATTGAACCAGTATGTTCTTTTACGCGATTACCAGAAGTCAAAGTCTCTCCAGGAAGAGTACGTTGTTTCAAGTAGAAATCACGTGAGAAAGTTGAGTGGATGTCTGTACCTAAGTAACAGTCCATAGCCATACCGAAGTTGTTCACGTTACGTAACGCGATTTCTTCAGCAACGCCATCGTCAAACTTTCCGCGAACGTCAACGATAACAGAATCAGAAGAACCTACAGCTTCGTATCCAGCAAATGCTGTAGACTTGTACTGAGATTGAGCTTCTTTAGTTTTGACTTGAGATTCAATACCATCGTACTCTAAAGAGTTGATGTTAGAATCAGCTTCGAACATAAAACGTTCATTGCGGGCAAGCAATTCAACAGTTTTGTTCTTAACTTCACGAGCGATAACCGGACCATGAGCCGCTTGGATCAAAGTCAAGTTGTGCTGAACAGCACCTTGAGTACCCAAGTATTTAACTTGGATGAATTCACGGCCATAATTAGCATCAGTACCTTGAGGTGTTCCACCCATTTGGAAAAATGGAGAAACTTCTTGGCCGTAGCTATTTTGAACGTTATACTCATGAACAGTTTGAACAACTTTTTCTTTGATAATGTCTTTCCAAAGTTTTAAGTGTTCAAGGCCATGAGTGACCAATTTAAGAGTACGGTCAAGATCTTCTACAGCTAGTGCAGAACCACCTTGCAACGCACCGGGAGCAGTAGTCCCGTAGTTTTGAGAGATAGACAATGCTTTTTGAAGAGCGTCTACCTTAGCAGCATCCATCGAACCGAAACCAGTTACTGATCCGTCGTTGGCTACTTGCTGGATGATTTGTTCCATGTTTTACTCCTTAAAGTAAAATAGTTTTTAGTTTTCTGTTATTTGATTATTTGTAAAAAGAATGTTATTTTTAAGATCTAATTAAAGCTGGACCGAAGTCCAGCTAACTTTTAAATTATAGCAAAATTATTAGTTTTGTTTTTGAAGTTCTGCTTCAATTAACTTTCTGTACTCTGCATTATAAAGAGTACCGGTGTTTTCAAGCTCAACTACTGCTTCCATTGGAAGAGCTTTCTTCATCACAAGGCGTTCAGCTGCATCTAGTTTTTCAGACTTAGTGAATTCCTTAGGACCTTGATCTTCAGGCATTGATTTTTCTAATGCTTCGATTCCAGTCACAGATTTAGAACGTTGAGGCTGACCCGCCATAGCTTTAATAAGTGCTTCAGATTTCTCTAAAGACTTTTGAAGCTCTTCATTCTTTTGTTGAATCGGAGCAATTGCAGATGCAACCGCAGACTTAACTAAAGATTCAAATTCGGCTTTTTTAAGATCTTCAGATTTTTTAAGTTCTAGAGCTTTAGCTTCAGCGTCTGCTTTAGCTTTAGCTTCATCTGAAGCTTTCTTTAAAGATTGATATTCAGCATACTCTTCATCAGTTAATGATTTAGAAAGGCGTGGATCCTTCATTTTAGGACCTTCACCCATACGACCAGCCGATGTAGTTTGATCAATAGATTTAGCTTGTTTTTTAGCTTCATCATTCTCGATCTCACCGATAGCAGCAGCAATAGTTGCATCGTATGTTCCGTCACGTTTTCCATCTTCGTCGTTTTTAGGAACGTCAGAGATTTGTTTTGGACGACCAGCACCACGCGCAGCATCATCTTGGAAAGTCGGAGCAGCCGCAATAGCAGCATCTGCAGTGGTTTTAGCAGCGTTAGCTACTTCAAAGTTTTCACCTTTTTGAACAGGCTCTGCAAATAGATCCTCGATAAGAGAATCGATGGATTTATTCAGATCCTCATTTGTAGTTTTGTTTTTATCCATTGTTCTCTCCTAAAAGATTACGGTGTTTCAAGGGCAACGATACGTTCTAACATATTCTCTAAAAGAGCAATAAGTTCGTTAGCCGTGTCTTTGTCAGTGATTGATACGCGAATGCGCTTTTTAAGTTCTTCAGACATGTGAAAACTCCTTGTATTTTAAACTATAATAATTGTACCTAAATTAAAGTTCTTTTGTTTTAAGCTCAGGAAACTTAGTTTCCATACGCTCTTGTACCGCCGACCATATCTCAGATCTAGTATGGTTTGGATATAAAGCTTGTAACTTATCTAGAACTTCAATCATTTGGGACTTAAAAATATCCGCAGAAGATTTTTTAAGTTTCTTCTTATCGACTTTCTTTTTGTCCATAGATTCCATGCTTAAAGCATCTCCGCCAGATCGATCAGCTGGAGCTGCAGAATTTCCTGCACCAATACCTAATGCTTTTTCCATCATTGCGAATACTTGAGATGCAGTAAAAGTAGGTTCTTCAGACTTAACTACTGGTTGTTCTGTTGGATCAGCTGGTTTTCCTTCAGATGCAAATTCAACTTCACTTTCGCCAGTCATGGATTTGATTATGTCTGCATACGTATCTTGATTCACAGGATTCATCGTTAATGCCACATTTTTGATAAGGCAGCGTTTGATAATAGACGGGTTATTCGGATCACGCTCAATGACTTTACCTTCGACTGACATTCCGACTCGGCCCGTATCACCTTTGTTAAGGGAAGACATGATTTCGTATACAGCTTTAGCCCGGGTGTGATTCTTAAACAGGCGACCTTCAACAAACATGCCATTAGCTGTTTTTTTATAAGAATCAAGAACTCCGACTGTATTTTCTGGTGAGTTGTCGTGGTCCCAGTTAAAGAATCCTTTTCCCTTGGCAATAGGCGTAGCATCGATACCTTCTGGAATAATAATTTCCCCTTGACGGTCTTTAGAAGATGTGGAAGCTATACCAGCTACTCTCCACTCTCCATCTTTACCTTTTGAAATTTCTGCGGGGATTACAAATTTAAAATCGTTTTTCATAACTACATTTTATCAAATCAACTAAACTACTCTTCAGAATCCTCAGAAGTATAGTTAGAAATTGGATCAATATCAAATGAGTTTAATTCAACGTTTTGGTCTGGATCTCCAGCTATAAGCTGGTTTGATTTATAATTTTTAAAAGCTTGATTTAATTCGGCCATTGCTTGCTTCAACATAAAGTGTGTCTTCGTGTTAGACCATCCTAAAAGTTGAGCTATTTCCGACTGAACAAGTTCAGGCATAGATCCATCTGGACCGCTCTTGTCTATAATATATAGCCAAAGGCAGTTATGATGTTCTGGAGAATTTATATGCCAGGGACAGCCTACTTCTTCCTTGTTTTCAGGTTTGTTATCAGGAGGACAGTTCCCCGAGTTGTCGGTAGAATCTGTCATTTTAAATCCTAAAGCCCCTCATCGGGGCTCGGTGTTAATTACTTAAATAATGTGTGAAATTTATTCGATAAAATAAAGTCTTTAGTAAACTTTTGTTTATTATGGATTAAATCATTAAATACTGATTTTACGTATGGTTGTGCGTGTTGAGAGATTCCTGCAAAGTCTACAGATACAGGTTCCTTGAGCAAAGGACATTTATCGAATACCACTTTAATTGGGCCAAACATAGTATTGATTATAACCTCATCAGTACCGTTCATAGTCGAACCACACTGAATAAGTGCCATTTCGTCAGCTACCTTTTCATCTACAGCGTTAAAGCCATGGATCCACCACTCATTGACGATTTTGGCTTTGTAATCTTCATATTTCATACCTAAACGCTGGGAAACAGTCGCATCTAAGAAATCAATCTTTTGCTTTACCATGCGGTATCGACTTTCAAATTCACCATCAAATTGGCCATCTAAACCGCCAGCAGCTCGGTGACTCATTAAAACACCGTTACGTGCGATAATTCTTTTACCTGGGTTATTCTCAGCAATCTGGAATCCCATTGAAGCAGCAAAGAGAGTTACTGTTCGAACCTCTTGAGGGATAGCTTCTAAGAAATCAATGAAGTCCATACCGTCGAATACAGATCCACCTGGAGTATCTAAAACCAAATAGATTGCTTCAGTTTTAGGAAGATTGCGACTTAATTTAGAGATCTCTTGGATTAGTTTACCAACTGAGTCACTAGTGACAGGACCTCGAAGGGTAACTGTATTTTTGCCTTCCAAGACAAGCGTCTTTTTAACTGTTGTCAATTTTTTAGGAGCTTCTGTTAGAAGATCAGACAACGTATCTGGTAGCTTGATTTCAACCGCATTGGTATTATCTTGCTCTTGAGTGATTCCTCCACTACGGACGGTATCGACTACTTTTTTACCCACTGGGTAGCTTACTAGCAAGACACCGACTGCCAGCAATCCGATAAGGACTTTTGTCATATTCTCTCCTTTAATATTGGTATGACTTCTCTTTTAATATTTTAGCTTTTAATAGTTAGTTAGGTAAACTAATTATTATGATATATTGAAATTCTTTTTACACTTGTCTCGCCAGTTACAAGTATTGCAGAATTCTGGAGTTTTAGGTGGTAAAGTTTTAGTATCATAGTTCTTTCTAGTAGCCATGATTTTATTAACGATTTGGGCAAAGAACGCATCTGTATCTGTAAGAGTAAACTCTTTCATTTCAGTGTCATCTTTGTTCACATAAAGGATCCGTACGCCTTCAGCCTTTGTAAATCCCTGAAGCTTTTCTATGTGTGAAAACTTACCCTCAGCTAACATCAAATTAAATATATAAAGATAAATTACAGTTTGAATTAAGTGGTCATTCTTAGCAGATAATAGTCCACCAAATCCATTTAGATTTATTGATTTATAATCTGCGATCCATAATTTACCGTCTAAAATACAGACAGCATCAATATAGCCATTTTTAATGTAAATATCAGCGCATTCCACTGGAAACTGTGTAGTAACATCCGCAAAGCCAAATTTACGATGAGGTGTTCCATCTGGATTTACATAGTCTATTAGTATTCCAGACTTTCTAAAAACCTTTTCAAGAGATGTCTCAATAGAATCTCCTAAAAGCATTCTCTTTTTACCTTTAAGATCAAATCCGTAATCTTCCTCAACTCCTGCAGAAGCGTAGTAAATTTTACGTTCGCAAGAAGAACCAATCATTGATGGCTTTATTTTAAATTGAGGAGCTTTTTTGCTTTTACTTTCCCAATCTGGTTTTATAATAGTTTCATTAAATACGTCTATTAATGATTTCATGTAGGATCATCCTCATCTTGGCCTAAGACAGCATCAGCGAATCCAAGATCAACAGCCTCTTGAGCGTCGACAATGAAATCATCTTTTAACATTTCTTGTAATTTATTTCTAGTTATAGTTGGATCTTTTTCGATCATCTTTTCTAGAAATATATCTTCCATTAAAGTATCAATCTTTTTATTATCATCAACCCATTTATACACGTCTTTTGCATTTGCAACTATGCCAAATGTACCATAATGCATCATAAATCTTGAGTTGGGCGACATGATTCGTTTATCAGCAGCTTGCAATATAATCCCACCCATGCTCATGGCTTTTCCATAAACAATAATAGTTACATAATTTTTACAAGCTTTAATAGCATCGTAAATGGCAAGACCGTCGTATTCGTCCCCACCCGGATTATTCATAATAATAGTAATGGGTTGATCGCCTTTTGGCGCAGCATTATCTAATATATGGAGTGCTTTTATAACGCGCTCTGCCATGACCGAGTCGGTACCTGATTCTCCGTACTCTTGAGAACTTTCAGCACTTCCCATGTAAAGTGTTCTACTTGGGATATGGAGATCGTAATCATATAATTTATCGACATCATCACGGTTTATTTTTCTCGACATAAGTCCTACTCAGAAATAATTGCGTATACTTGTGAATCTTCCATAATGCAAAGTTCTAATCCACCAATTCTAGTTTGTTGGTAATTAGTTCCGAAATATACTTTTTGACCTACTTGCAAATCCTTTGAAGCGGAATCTCCCACATAACGGATAGTGCCTGAATATTCTTCAGACTCTGGCATGACAATGCCCAAATTTTTATTGTTTTGGACTTTCTTTGTCTTTTCGATAGCTACCCGATTACCCCTGAGATTGACTTGCTGTTGACTCATTTGAAGCCTCCGCTGCTTGTTTCTTTTCAGAACGAGAAACACGGTTTAGAGTGATCTGCGCAAGCATCTCTTTGTTTTGTCCGAATTCTACTTCTTTAGTTTCTCCTGATTTCATTCCAATGATAGCAGATTCGAGTTCTAATCCCAAAGTTTGACCAGAACCAATTTGAGAGATTCTTAATTTAGATGTACCTTGATATTCAGTTTGTTCTTTCATTTTAGTCTTAATCTCAAGACGTACGACATCATTTTTCTCGACTGAAGATTCGGTCTTTTTAAGACCTTGGTTTTGATCTTCAATATCTGCAACTTTGTTTGCTAAATCTTCTTTAGTATATCCCATCTTTTCAATAAGAATAGTTTCTAATACTACGATTCTAGAAAACATCGACTCTAATGTAGAAGCTGTTTGCGTTGAAAGATTGCTTCCCAATTGATTTACGTAATCAACTACCATTTGTTCAATATGAGGACCAAGCTGAGCTAGTGCTGCTCGGCTTACCATGTTCCCCATTGATTGTTGTAGTCGTTGTTGTCCTTTTTTATTTCCCATTATTTCTCCCTTTTATTAAACGTTTAAATGCCAATTTGATTAAACCAAAAAATGATAAAGACGTGAACTGTTGAACCTGACTTTTCAAATTTGAAACCATAACCTCTTGATCAACCGTTGTTATCTCAAACAATCGATCCTGTAAGCTAGTTATATACGTTTGTGCTGGAACTACAGTTTTGAAAGGCGTTAAAGTCAATAATTCAACCCCACGAGCTCTGTGATATTTAAAAACTTGACCAACTTGTATATTTTCTTTTTTAAGAATGAAAGCAATGTCTTCAGCCTCTTGTGGGGAATATCCAGCCCGACGAACTCTATTTTCGCTTTCAAAATCAAATACATCTTGAGTAATTTCCTCAAAAGCAGCGTCTGCTTCTTGGGCAACTTTTAGTTGCTCAGGACTCATACTAGCTCTTACTTTTTTATGATTTTCTTCAAGTTTTTTGAATTCTTGAGCGTCTATAAATGATGACTTTTTCATGGCAACAATACCACCTTCTCTAAAGGAACATTAATAGTTGGACCCGAATCTGTCTTAACTACCACATAAGGGGCATCGAGTCCGACGACAGATCCAGTTATCTGGACGTTTTGATCGTTAATAACTTGTACTTTTTTATTTGCCAAATGACGATTGTTCATAGCAAAATTCATTTTATCGTTATGATTCATCTCTTGTTTACCCTTTTTAAGGGTTTGCTCTGGCGTATATCCACCGTCTTGAATTGGTGCAGATGGCGTACTATTTTGAGACTTATTTAAGACTTTATTTGCAACCAACATTACAGCTTCTAATTGTTCTTTAGAGAGGGCAGGTTGCGCATCTGTAGATACTTCGGAATCTGACTCAATAGCTTCTATTAATTTAAGAAGATATGGTTCAATCTTATCTACGATCTCTTTTTGAACATCTTTAAAGTCAACGCAATGTGTATCATTTTTAATCAGATCAGCAACGTAGCTGACATAATCGATCTTCTTCTTTTTAAGCTGTAAAGCTTTGATTTGTGCATCAATTTTAGACATTGCTTCTCCGCCCACGTATGGTCTTAGAGAATAATATCTATTGGGCTTTTTCAGGTGAATTAGTTTTGAAGCTTTTCAAAAATGTACTGTTTCCACTTATCCAAACCAATGTAAGTTGGCATACCATCAGACGTAAGTGCGAAACCGGGTTTTAGTTCGATCATTTGAGAACATCTCTCGTTTGGATGAGTTGCCCCAATTACCGGATTCCAAGCGTCTGTTTTTTTACCGTAATTAGATCCATTAGCAAGTAGAGTTGACAACTTATAAAGTTTAGGACTTCCATCATCGTCATCATAAAAGCGTCTACACCATTTACATGTTTTAGCATCTTTTACAGTCACTCTATACACGTAAATTTCGTCCAAATCAGAATCCCGATTATCACTAACAATACGATCTACAGATGCAATACCAATGGCATTTGACATTTCAGTCAAAGCAACGCGCATCCAATCTCGATTACCATCTCCAGCTGTATCTTTTAATTTTTGTTTTAATTTACCTAAAGATGACTCTTTTACTAATTCATCGACGATGTCGTCTCTATCTAGATTCTGAAGAGCATTCATTTTATAGGTATCATTGTTCTCTCGAATAATACCCTCGATTTTAGTCATTTGATCTAATTTTAATTTTTCAATTAATTGTTTAGTTTTGTCGTTAATATTCTCAATCGTGTATTCGTGGGCTTCGCCTACTGGCTTAAGTCCTTGAACAGATTGTTGTGCCTTCATGTCTTCCACAGATTTAGGATCCGTTGGTTGAACGGGATGGTTGATAAAGTTGTGATTATAAACTAAAGACATTAGTGAATCTTGGTTAGATACGTCGATTCCTTGAGCTTCTAATTCTTCTAATTCTTTAGGTGTTAAAGCATCCCGACCCAATACAGAAATAATCAGTCGCGAATAGTGCTTCTGAATAATAGATCGTATTTCTTCGATAGTTGCTTTTTTAGTTACCATAACGTTTTAAATAATCCTTATCTAAAGCTTCACCGATCTCAGTAATCATATCTTGGTGTATTTTTTTAAATGTTTCCTCGAAGCGCTCCGCTACGGCAGCCATAGCTGGATCTTGAAATTGATGACTAGAATGTACATCACCAGAGGCGTGGTGATTTAATGCCTTAAAGATTAAATCTTCAGCCTCTTGTAAGGTTTCACCTTTTTCTAAAAGAATTTTTAACTTAGCCATATTAGTCCTCTATTTTATAGACTTCTACGGTTAATTGTTTAGACTTTCTTAGTGATTTTTCTACAAATGGTTGATTATTCATATGAAGAGCGCCTTCTCCATAAATATCTTCGTTTGGAGGAACTTGCTGTTCTTGAGTACCGCCCGCCTTCATTTGTTCTTTTTGAAGTTGCATTTGTTGGTCAAGCTGAGCTTTATGCTGACGTTGCTGCTCTTTACGATCTTCAGCTTGCTTTTTTAAGGCTTTAGGAGAGAACTGCGTATACCAAGTCATGAACTCGGATCCTAAAATTACATCATCCATTCCTGGCAATGGTGGAAGACCATCTTCAGCTCGAAGTTCATTTACTGTCTTTTTAAATTTAGACTCTTCTTTTTGTCGATTTAAAGTTTGAGTAGAGTTTTCACCGTTACAGCCTGTAAATTTAATTACGAATCTGGCATCAAATGGTTTTATAATTTGGTCATTTATAAATGTTTGTAAATGTTTTAATAGTGGATACAGACCCTTATCTTTAGAATTTTGAGTCTTTTCTTTAGTGTCATCTTTAGAACCTAGACCGCCGCCTCCGCCTTCAGCTTTAAAGTGGATACCCATCTCAGCAGGATCAATTTGATAGATTGCACCAATCATAGTAATTAAGTAACGCATCCAGCCTTCGAAACCAATGTCGTTGTGGTTTTGAGTTAGTGGAATCCAATTCACATCTTCGACACCAGCAAAGATCGGTGTTTGAAAAGAGTTGCGTGCACCTTTTAACATATGATGCCACTGCGTTCTTACGCTTTCAACTTTACGTCTGTTTAAAGCTGCTTTGATATGTAAGATACCTTTTGCAGAGAATCCTTGTGTGAAGTAAGCTTGATTATAATACTCAGCATTTAGATGGCCAGTAACCATCGCTACTAATAACTCAAGCTCTGCAATACCATATCCGTTATTATAAATGTCTGTATTTACGTTACGAATACCTACTGCCATTTCATCAGCAGTATATGCACGTTCTACTTTTCCACGGATAACTTGAACGTATTTGTATGCATCTTTTTCTAAAAGATCCTCTCTAAGATCGATTACTTTTTGACGTGCTTGAGCTTCTTCAGATCTTTCGGGATATAGAATATCGATATTGTAAAAATTTTGAGCAGCATCTTTATATTTACGTAAGTCTCTTGACGCCTTTTTAATAGTTCCGCCATCTACTGGAAACCAGTGATGAGGTCTTCCTGCACGGTCTGGAACCTTCTCCACCGCGTAGTTATCGTATGTTAAAGAATCTCGAACCATGGCACGAAGCGCGGCATCAAAATTCCACTTCTGAGTTTCGAATGGTCTGTTGTCAGTCTTGCCGCAATTTAGAATATATTCTTCAACTGCTTTTTTAGCTTTTTCAAATTGCTCTTCCATTTTAGCTCTAGCTTTTCTTTCAAGCTCAAATTCTAGCAATTCTACTTCATCATCTGATTTACTATCGTCAGACGGGTTTTTATCTTCGGTACCTTCCATTGACGATTGATCTTCAAGATCTGCCCCGCTATTCATATCTGATTTTTGAATTGGGTTTTCATCATTTTGATCAGGTTGAGAAGCTTCTTCTGGTGTTTCGGTTGCTTCGTTTTTCTCACCAGTTAAGATTTCTTTAACCTTCATCTCAGCTCGTAGTTCTTCTTTAATTTTAGCTAAGATAGACTCCTCATCTTTGAGTTTAATCATGAAACCTTTTTCTTGTTCAGATTTAACTAATTGAGAATGGCTAGATACTTGATTTTGGCGAGTTTGAATAACTGCAGCAATAGCAGAATCCTGATATGACATTTGTTTAAGATGTCCGTTTTGAATCCTATAAGGTTTGTCTGTCCAACCTTGGGAATGTAAAGAATAGCTAGGATCTTCAATTACGGCTTTACCGAAAAAGAAGTCACTCTGGTCTTCAATATTTGAATTGATGATTGTAGTTTTAGCTTTAAAAATCTGCGTGTCCAGGTACGCATTTCCGGCTTCCAGGACTTTTTGAAAGATAGATATATTTTTGTTATCCGGTTTCTGCATCTTATTTCCTCTGTAATTTCAACTATTTGTATCAAAATGGTACGTTGATATAAATAATAGTCGCTATAGCATATTGTATCAAATTGACTATCCTAGAAAACAAATTGTGCACCAGAGTCCGCTTCATCATCTTCCAGGTCTTCTTTTCTAACCAACTTACCAGTTTTTGGATCCTTTTCAAATTGTTCGGAGTTATCCATCACATTCTCAGATAAGTGACCAGATTGGACTAACATATCTGGACTTGGGGCTTTACCAATAGCTCGACCCTGACTATCCGTTTTAACTCCATAAGTTTCCCCGGCGGCCGCAGATACAACCTCAAAAACGCCTTGTCCAACTTCCTGTGTAGCCAAGAAAGCCGATACTGCCAAGGAATCCGCAAAGTCATCTGTTCCTCCCGCCGGGTGACCAATCTTGATATTTCCAGATTGACCCTGTTCGACTATCAATTCCTTTAACTCTCTAGTTTGAATCTCGTTATCTAAGAGATCGATCTGTTGTGAGTGTACTAACTTTTTAAGATTCCAGTATATCTTTTTCTTAAATGCTGGAGTAAATACATATTCTTTAAGATTTACTCCATAAGTTCCAAAGATTTCTTTTAAAGGTTGAAACGAGTACTGGTCAGCGGCAACTTCATCAATGTTAAATTGTTTAGTCACGTTTCTAATAAACTCTGCAACTTCATAGGCAGATACTGGTTTTTGTTTTGTACCTTCCCAAGATTTAGACATATATTGTTTGAGTTTACCATTAACATACGCCGTGACTGAAAATGTAAATCTATCACCCTTGTACGCGGCATCGATTGCTGCTGTATATTTAGTTGCATCCGCTTCTGGTGCCATGAACGTTACTTTTTTAAGAACGGCCATGTCAATATATTCAGGAGTAATAAAGAAACTTAATGAGTCTGCAAAATTACCACGATACTCTTGATCGAACGATTCTGCATCTAAATCAAATTCTTCTTTAAACTCCTCGCTTGGAACTACGTCATCTGGAGTCATTACCCATGACGGAGCTTTAAATACTGCGTAAGACGGAGGAAGTTCTCCTGCTCGGTGTTTCTTGTACTCACCATATAGAACACCTTGTTTAATACCAGGAGACGATAACTTGATGAGCATTCCAAATTCACGGAACTGTTTCATGGCCGGACGTACGGCTTTCATGATTTTAGCATCAGTTTCCTTCATGCTTTCATCTAAGTTCCAGAATGCAATCTCGTCGCAAAGAATTGCGCAAGCTGCAACTCCCCGTGTAGTTTTACTCGATGCAGCTGCAACCTTAATTTGAACCCTTGAATATTGGATTTGAGTACCGTTGATAATCCAAGGTACTTTAAGATTCATAGTTGATGACGTATTCTTTTTATCTTTATTAATCAACGCACTTAATACATGAGAACTTTCAATCAATGTACGTATGATCTCTAAAACCTCGTCAGAGAACTCACGAGAGTGGGACATAATAAGAACCGTTGCAAAGGGTGTCTTTTTAAGGAACGGTTTCCAATTATTAGAAATAGCGCAATAAATAGAAATAACAGCTGATAATAAAGTCTTACCAGAACGACGACCACATATGAGATCGATTTTGTTGATCTTGATGTCTTTTAACTTTTTAGGATTGTACTTCTCATCCGTTAAAAATTCATAGATTTCGTACTCAGTCATTAAGACTGTTTTGAATTTAATAGACGCGCCATCTCGTTCTTCAAATCTAACTTTTTTACGGGTTACAGAATCCAGTTCTTTATTAAAAACTATTTTAAGAATTACTTCTTGGGCTGGCGTCGGATCTAGATCTAAAAACCCACTAGCTTTTACAAAGTTCTCAATCGGGTCTTGCTTGATCTTCTCAACAATCTTATTAAAAAGCACAGCAAACTGTTGCTGACTAAGCTTAGATATATCCAAAAGAATATCCTCCAGCAGTTTTTCTATAACCTTTTAAAACGCTATGAATGTTTCCGGCGCTAATATTTAATAATTTAGATGCTTCTTTAATTCCAGAATAAACTAAACCATTAGAACACTTTATTGGTATTCTCTTTTTCATGTTAGGTTTACCGGTTAAAGATTTAGATATTTTATTAGAATGTTCTAAAGTTCTATGTGGCTTTTTTTTGCCCTTAAGAGCTTTAGAAACTCCTATCTTCATTCTTTCTAAAGACTCTCCAATTAATGCTCCACCGTCTCCACCTTTAGTTAAATTGTACAAAGGGGACATCGTTTTAATAAAATGTTTTTCTGAAATATTTAAGTCCTCTAAAGACTGGCATACTTTTAAGACTTCTAACCTAAACGAAGATTTACCGTATTTTTTAATTGCATTTGATAAATACCTACAATTACTTGAATTTCTGCAATGTTTTTGCCACCTAAGTTCAAGTGAACCTGTAGTTTTTCCTATATAAAAATCACTAGTAATAGAGTTTACAATTTTATAAATAATCATTCTCTGTCCTCATCCCCGTGTTTCTTTTGTGAGAACAGATCCGTAAAACTAGCATCTAGGACATTTGGATCTGTAATGTTATCAATATCTTTAGGCTTATTGATGATAGCGTCAATGTGACCTAGCATTTGTTTTAAACCTTCAGATAAAGATACGCTTTCTTTTAATTGTGTAATTTCATGGGCAACGTTTGGAAGTTTAATTTGTAGAGGAATTCCATTCGTATCTTTCAATATCTCGTTAGTAATTGGATGTACTTTATAAAAGTGACCATACCGCGCGTAATACGCAGCATAATCTTCTAACATCTTCTCTATTTGAATGATTCTCATCTTTTTAAACTGATTTTCTAGATTCATCAGTTTTTCAGCTTGACCCAATTGTATATTTTGTAACAACTGTAAGCCGTGCTTAATGTGAGCTGCTCTTAGCTTATCTAATTGCTCATTTGATATGAATTGCTGAACTAGTTCAACTGGTAAGTTGTACTTCATAGCGAGCTCGGGAGCTGTAGTCCCTTCGCATATATATTCATTTTTAATCTTCTCTAGACCTAAAGTGTTTCCGTCTAAAGTGATTACCATTGATTTGTTTTTATCGTCAGAGTCCATATTTTATTCCCAGTGCTCATTATATCAACTGGGAATAAAAGTATAGCCGACTATAAATATCTAGCTACCAGGTTTTTATAGATAGCTCTATTTCTTTTTACAGTCGGAGTATTCTTTACTCCCGCGTTATACCTAGTCCAGTACTCCGAATCGTTCTTACCATACTTCTTTTTAAAGTCTGATAAAACAATTGCAGACGCCTCTACCGAATAAGTTAAGTCGGACATTAACTTAACTTGGTCAAATTTGTAACTTTTGATAGTTTTGTGATTGATTTGACCTATGCCAAAGTCAACCGCAATACAATCCCGTTCACCTGTAGTTATTGATATACCACATTTGAGATTCTTGGCCGAGATTTTATATGCAGATTCTTGCATTAACATCGCAGCTAGAACTCTAGAAGAGATACCGTGTTTCTTACTCTTCTTTACGATCGTTTCCGCTAACTTCAGGGAGTAATCCTTCTGGAGCTTCGGATGGTTTTTCTGAATCTGATTGAACACTTTCAAGACTTCCGGTTTTATTAATTGTGGTTGATTCGGAAGGCTTTGGTTCTTGTTTATTTGGCTCGAGAGCAATAGTGTTATTGTTATTAGTAGAGTTTTCATTTTTACCTCCTGTTAAGGCTTTTTGTACTCTTTCTATCGCCATTTGCATAATTTTAGGATCATCGATTACTCGAAATCTAAAACTAGGTAACAACTGGCTTAATACTTCGTGTACTTCCGTAAAGATCTGTTTTTTACGGAATTTACGTCCAAACCATGATAGTTCTAATAAAACTAACATAGATTTGTTTTCGCGATAAATGAGAAGCTCAACCTCCTTGATTCGTTTGCTTACCATCAATATGTTGAATTTAATCGTGTTGATAGCTTGGGGATGGTTTAATAATTCCATCTCCATGATCCACTTAATTCCTTCATATTGAAACTTACTCTTATCCATATCTATATATTATCCAACTATACTTGTGACGGACACCTAAAAAGTAGCCACGAATGTCCCATTGCGATACTATCTCCAATATCTGCATCATATTGATTCGTCTGAGGATCCAGGCTTAGTCCAAAATTAGAATTGACATGTCGACATGCTAAATCTTTTGCGTCATAAATGGGTAATTTTGATACGCCACGTCCAAGTTCTTTATTGAGTTTTTTAGCTTCTTTATTTGCAAGTTTATCGGCGTCTGTTAGTTTCAAATTGAGATGTGTTCTCCATCCGTCGGACCCTGTAACGTCGTAGTACTGTACTATATCGATAATTTCTTGATTATTATGAAGAAAGATCCAATGTAGACCATCTAATACTTTTTGACCAATTCTTTGCTTAGATCCTGCAATCTCTTCGATTACTATGTGGGAAGGTTTAAAGTTTTCTATTAAAGATCTAAGCTGAAAAGATAGATCAATCATTTTAGTTAGTTGTTGCTTAGGATATATCATTTTTGATAAGCCTTTTGTAGACGGTTTCAACGTTCCATATGAAACGAGTTTCTTCGTTTCTATATCAAAAACAGACCATCCAGTACAGGTAGTACTAAGATCCAGAGACAGCAGAATCTTCATCTATTACTTCCTTAAAACGTTCGGTTAAATTCTTATCCTCTAATATCTCTGATTTCTCATATGGCGTAATTCCAACGTATCCGCAATTATCGCACGTGGTTTGATCGCTTCTTTTAGCTTTGGATTTGTGGCCGCAATTTACGCACCAATAAAATTCTACTTTCATATATCATCAATCTTCTTTCTACGTTCGCCCTTCTCATTTAGAAGATTTCTAGAAACTGACTCTTTTAATCCATTTTTTAGATTTATTTGAATAGTTTCATCCCCAAGTACGTCCCTAGAGTGGTTCCTAGCTCTCGCTTTTAGCATTTTATCAGAATCTTTAAGTTTAGATTTACCCTCAGCCGCGTTAGCAGAAATCATAAACTTTTGATTAGGAGCTGTAATTTGTTGCTCCATATTAATCAATAGTTCCCCGTGCGGGCACGTAGGTATGTCTTTTTTAAGAGTCTCTTTTGTCTTATCACATACTGGACATTTATAAAGTTTTAAGGCCATTACGGTCTCGACTCTCTAGATGTTCCGTCTTCGAGTCTTACGAAGAACGTATTATCCACAATGTTTTTAAAGATACTGTTATGTTCGATAAGTACTACTGGACACTTTCTATCTTTAAGAAGATCTAAAGACTTTTCCATACTAATCTCGCTCAAGTCTTTAAAGTATTCATCAAAGATTAGAATTCCTAACTTAGAGGATTTTCTATTTGATACAAGATCTGAAATAGCTAAATCTACTGCTAAATTGAATCGGCGATTTTGACCACCAGATAACAGACCTAAACTACGCTCTTTACCGTCTAACACGATCTTTGATTCGATCTTTTGATCTTCTGTTGTAAACTTAACAGTTGCTTCCATGTCAAATAATTGAGATAGATATTCATTTGTTCTGTGATTTAATTCTTTAAGAGCATTTGTAAATACGTGGGTTTTGATTTCTTTAAAACCCTCTTTAAGAGTTTCTAAACGCTGGGCATGAATGTTTGCAACCTCTATCAAATTTTTAAGTTCTTCAATTTTAACTGTAACATTAGATACTTCTAAATCTAGAGCAGCCAGTTTAGCTGTATCTTGAGAAACGTCAGGCTCTCCCAATTGATTTAATGAATTTTGTAGTTGTTGTAGTTGCTGATTATAATTAGCTAGTTGGTTGCTTAAAGTTCCATGTTGGTTAACTAACTGAGCATGCTCATTTTTCTTTTGATTTGTTTGAAATATAGCCTGATCAATTTGAGTAATTACTCCCCTAATTTCAACTTCTTGCTTGTTTAGTTCGTCCATAGATGGGATTTTATTTTGGTCTAAATATTGAGATACGGCCTCGAGTTGCGCTAAGATGCTTTGCATTTCAGCAGCCATGGACTCTTGTTCAGTTACATTATTTTGTAACTCTTGTTGAATTTGAATATCGTACTGGGCTGCTTGATCTTTAGCCTGCGCTTCTATTTGAGTAATTTCTTGGCGAATAGATTCTAATTCTTTTTGAGAATGGCTAGTATCCGCTGATGCTAGTTCAGTTCCACATGATGGACAGATCTTTGTTGGATTTGCTATAAAATCTTCTAGTTGTTTTACCTTGGTCAAAAGGCGGTTACGGCTTTGGTTTTTATTTAGATCTAATGCAAAGTCTCGATTCGTCTCTAGGCTTAATATTCTAGGACTTTTAGTGGTTTTAGAAGTTTGAAGTTTCTTTTCTAAGTTTGAATACTTAGTAGCTAGTGTTTGACCTTCAAATTCTTTACTCTGGATTGCTTTTTTAACTGAATCAACCTGACTCTTTTGATATGTAACCCCTGATAGTTGGGTTCCATAATCAGCTTTAGCTTTATTTAGTTCAGCCTCATCATTAGCTAAAGCTTGTAAATCGATTGCAGATGCTTTTTGAACTATTGCTTCCATATCAGATTCTGTACGTTTGACGTGTCCAGAAACCATATCACGTTGTTGGGTCAGCATGTTTTGTTGCTCTTTATGCTTTTTAATCTTGTCAGCAATAAAAGAGTTCAACATCGTTTTTTGAGAATTTAGATTGTTGAAGTTATTCTCTTCAACAGTTAGTTGGTTTTTAAGTTTAGTAATTTTATCGTTTTCAAGCTTCAATAGATCCATTACCTCTTTACGGGCTTTATCAAAAACCTGAAGATTTTGAATACTAGACAGAATCTTACCCTTATCTTCTTGATTAGAAGATAGAAACTTTTTATCGTAGTTTTGAGCAAAGTATACAGATTGGCAGAATGTTTCAAAATTACAACCAATGTATTCTTCAATAAATGTTTGAGTCTCTCTGGCGTCTTTACCCTTAATAGTAGCGCCCGCCTTCATTATATATAAGTCGTGTGGCTTGCGAGAGCGAACGATAGCGTCGCCGTTGTCAAACTCTAACACTACAGAACACGAGGTTTCTCCGTCTTTAATGACATCGTCAATGTTTGCATCTTTTGGGACTTTACCAAAAATACACCACGAAACAGCATTAAGGATTGCAGATTTACCAGATCCTTCAGATCTTTGGTCATCTTCATTCCACCCGTCCACCAGGGTAGCACCTTTAGTTACATTAAAATGTAATTCTTTCCACGACAAGAAATTGGTTGCTTTAATACTACTTAGCACCGACAGCCTCCAAGATTTCTAGACCTAATTTAATAGTGTCCTTATCCAATTGTTTGATGTTTTTACCCCACTCTTGGAATTGTGTTTTATTGTCTAAACTTTCGTCTAAATTAGTCTTAGCGTCAATTTTAGTCTCTGATTTGTCTTCCCACTTAGTTACTTCTGGATACTTAGACTTATCAAATTTGATAACATCTTCAGTTGTTCCATATAGCTGAACTCGGTTTATATTCGACTCATTACCAGCAAGAAACTCTTGAAGCTTCTTTTCAGCACCTTTCTTAGAAAGATCAATTTTAATACTCAAATGGCGCGGAAAAGATGTAGGAGTTAATGTGAGAGTATCGTCTGATAGACAGTAAGTTCCTAATACTTTATCTTGATTTGCTTCTCCAAAAGAGTGACTGAACGGTGTTCCCAAATACGTGAAGTTTCCTGTTTGTTGTAATTTGTGAAAGTGTCCAGAAATGACTCTTTTAAATTGTTTAAAATCGTCATGAGTTATGATTCCGTCTTCACATAAATGACCGTTTCCGAAGTCGAATCCAGATACTTCAAAGTGTCCAACTATAATTTTGTCTTGAGGATTTTCAATAGCATTAAGTTCTTCCTTTAACTTAGCCTTGTCGTGGATGTACGGAAAGAACACGAATGGCAAAGTTGGGTGAGATCTTACTGTATCAATTATAGTAACATTGGGGAGGGCCGCTAGAGCTTTTAACGAGTGGTCTTTACATTCAAGATTGAACCAATCATGGTTTCCTACGATAATAATATGCTGAAGTTTAGATCTACTAAAGTAGTCATAAAATGCGTTTAAACACTTTCCTCTGATAACTTCTTTAGTGTCTAAGAGGTCACCAAGCCATACGCAATGGCGACCTAAGTTCTCAACTGTATTAAATAGTACTTCACCCTTGTCTAAGGATTTAGGAGTGATATGTGGGTCGCCAATAAATGTAAAGAGATCAAGCATAAATTCCCCAACTCTCGAACGAGTATGTCTAATCGTTCAGTGATGAAGTAATTATAATCAACTAATCTAAACAGCATAAACAAAAGAAATAAGTTATAAATCTTATTCGCCTTCTTCAGATACCTGGTCAGTCGGATTAATGCCTTCTGATGTAATTTTAAGTTCGACTTGTTTTGGGAGTAAGATTGATTGTCCATCTTCGCCTTTCAAAGCTTTAGCATAGTGGTTTTTATAAACATTCCAAATAACAACGGCGCCTGCTCGAACCTTTTCGCCCTTAACAGTACGTTCATACCAACCTTTACGAGCTGTTTGAAGGGTTAACATAGAGAAGAAATTGATTGCATCTCCACCAGCGTTTGATTTACCTGGAGAGTTTAAATTATCATACGTGCGGTTTACTAGCAATACTGCGATTGGATCTTTTGACATTTTTGCACGGAGAGCTGAAAGGCCCAATCTATTAGTTTTCGCAGCTCCACCAACCATAGCCGTTTTTTGAGTCATCTCTAAAGATGCATCACGAACTGATGTAGTGTTACCGAAAGAGTCAAATACTACTAGTACTTTTGCCTCTGGATAATCAACATAAATAGAATCTACAGCTTTGAGCATTAATTCAAATGCTTCTTCTGTAATTGAAGAATAAATACAAACTACACCATCTGGATCAATACCGGCTGAGATTAAATCTTCAGGTCCAGTCTTTCCTTCAGTTTCCACGTAAACAACGGCACAACCTTGTTGTTGGGCTCTCTTCATTGCATCCAACGAAATTGACGTTTTACCTGAGTCAGACTTACCGGCTACTTGAACCATATGTCCAAATTTTAAACCCATAATTCCAAATTTAGATTTCCACCAATCAGCCATTACCACATAATCATTTGGATCGTTGGAGATAGTCTCTAATGCTTGACCTAATCCAATTTGTTGAGCCATCTTTTTGTCGTTTTTATAGTTATCTTGAACGCGTTTAATTGTTTTTGAAAAGTCAAACTTCTTTTCCATAATATCTCCTATGGTCTTTCTGCAGCAATTTGCCTAAACATTACGTGAGCGTTTCCAAATATTTCAAAATGACGTTTTGTCCAATTGATTTCAGCATCTACTAGTTCTAAAGAACTTCTAGCTTGCGCGTATTCTGGATCAGCTTCAGCATTAATTTTATTCTCAGTAACGTTTTTACCGGCCTGTCTCATTAAAGCTTGAGCATACGTAGCTTTTTCTAGAGTAGATGCAGTAACTTTAATATCGTCTAATGTTTTTAAATGATTTGATAAATGGGATTGAACTACAAGAAATTTAGCAGCACGATTGCGGGCGTCAATAATAGCATCCCGATCTATAGTAATTAGATCGAGATATTGATTAACTAAATTTTGAAGTTGCTGGTAATCTAACATATGTGAATCCTATCAAAATTCCATGCTAACGGACAAGCCTACACTTTTATCAGATCCAACTTTTCCACCTAAATAAAAAGGACCTAGTATACGTCGATGGGCTTCTAATTCATAAATTATGGTGTCTCGTTCTGATACTTTTGCACGAGCTCCTAAACCAACTAACCATTGTTTTTGAGCAGCTTTCATCGTCTCAGAAGTAGACGTCTCTTTTTTAGTCGACTTATCGATTACTTCAGTTACGATTTCTTTAGAACCATCCGGACGAACTACCTCTTTAACAATGGTTCTAACGTCGTTTCTAACGACTTCTTTTACTGTTTCTGTATTTTTAAATTCTACTTGCGGAAAGTAATATCGCGTAATTCCAGCAGAAGCTGCGGCAACTAAAATCATTAATATAATAGTATTTCTTAGACTCATAATTTCTCCTTAATAAATTTATTTACATTTGCTATTAAATCGGACATGGTACCGTTATTATCCAGCTCAATACATAAGTGCTTAAACTGTTTCCAACCTTGTTCAGATGCGTGAGTATCCGCTGCAGCTGCGTCTTCTGCTTTTTTATTATTAACATAAACTGGAATAAAATCTTTATTGTCTTTTAAAGCATCAAACTCTTGAGGGAATCTTAAATCCGTGGCGACTGTAATTACTTCTGGATTTAGCTTTTTAAGAGTAATATTCACATGGATATTCTTGTCTAAAGGGTGTAGGACTTCTGTTCCAACGTATTGAAGTATTTTACGAGGTGTATCAAAAACTTGACCCATATGGGGACGTATATGTTTGTCATAATCAAAGGCTTGAATATCAAATTCTTGGAATATTTGCTCAATAGCTTCTTTGGTTAGTCTAACATAAGTTTCCAATTCAGCTTCTTTAAGTTTAGTATCTAAAAAATATTTAATGTCAATTTTAAAAACTTTAGCACAGGTCTTTTTTAAATGACCAGCAAATGCCACTTCTTCGGTTGCGGTGTTTACGGCTTGTCTAAAAAGTTCAGCCGAAGTTGACTTTCCACTTTCTTTTGCTCCGCAGAATGCTACTAATTTTGCCATCAATACTCCTATTTAGAATCTTTCAAATTATCGCAAATAACAGGTTCAGCTATCATAACAACATCCTCTTTAAGAGGGATAGTATAAATATTGTCTTCCATGCCAGACTGTAAAACTTCTTTAGCTATTTCCGCTTGATCTTCTTGAGCATAGCACGTAATTTCGTCATGTACCTGCAAAGCTACCCACGCATTTAAGTTTCTAGCTTTAAAACCTCTAGTTGTTGTCAGCATTCCCATGTTGGCAATATGTCCAGCTAAACCTTGGATTGGATGATTTTTAGCATTATTTAAGTCGGCTTTCAGAAGTGATCTAATGTAAGACCATCCACCTTTTTGTTTAACACCGTCTTTTCCATATTTATCCATGCTAAAACTCATGCCTAAAGTTTCAGCTAGTGCAACCAAATCCTCTTCTGTAAGATTAAATACAACATTGCCCGTAAGTTTATCTTTAATAATCGCAGATGTACCGTTTAATCGAGCTTTTCCTGTTTTAAGAAAATGTTCAATTTTTACCATTTTATCATCATAATTTCCATAAGACGAAGGCTTGGCTCCAAAGAAATCACCGATCTTTTTAGCATATTCAAAGTGTCGACGTCTTCCATATTTAGCATCAACATAGCCATACTCAACAGCCATATACTCTTGGTGTGACATATATTGTTGTAGATTGGGATAGGTCGCTAAATATTTATCTCTAATCTCTTTACCCTTATTCATGTCTGGACGTTCTTCATATATACCATACTCGTTTGGCTTTTCAGAACGAATAGTAGCACCCGTCATATTTGCGCATTGCGCATCTCCGGCTCCGTAAGGAATACCTAAAACTATTGGTTTTACCCATTTACGACCTTTTGGATATGCCTTTTTTAAGAAGTTTGGAGCTTTAGGATCTGCGGAATACTGACCTTGAGTATCGAACATATCGCAATAAACTTTAGAATATAGATCTAAACCTTGTTTATAAACAGCTTTAATTTTATCCTCTCGAGATTCATACGCAAAGCATCTAGGCTCAAGCGAAGAGTAGTCTGCGTTAATAATCTTGTAACCTGGAGGAGCTATGAATCCTTTTTTAATAGCGGATGGTCGTGGAATATCATACTCGACGTGTCCACAATTATTGCAGATTCTGTTGGCCATGCATTCGATGTATTCATCTAATGTGATCAGGCCCGTTTCAGTTCCGTCTTTATTTAAACGCTTTGCTTCGCATTTGTGACACTCATCTAATGCTTCGTACTCATCATCAACGCGGGGTAGGGTTTGTAAGTTATAACCACCAGAACAAGAGAATCGACCAGATGTTGTACCATTCTGCTTCATATCCATATACATCCAGCCATCAATTTGAAGTTCTAGAGCTGGTGCCACATACGTAGAAAGGATCTTTTGAATCTTTTTATATTTTAAGAGTGAGTTTACCCACGGGTATTTAGGAAGTAAGTGTTCCTTGATCGCCTCTGCATCAATCGACGGTACCCACTCTTCTGTAGTAGAGCCATCTGTTTTAGGAAATTTACGACGCTCTTCTTTAAGTTTATCAAAAAATAACCAAATTAAATGTGCATTTGAGTTAAGATTAAAACGATACCTACGCTCCTCTACCTCTTCGTAAAGTTTTTGTTTGATTTCGTTTAATTTAGCTTCAGAATATTTAATTTCGTCTTGATCTAATAGGTACCCAAAGATCCAATGAGGATTCTCTTCATACGCTTTTTTAACTGCAGCCTTCGAGATAGATTCTTTCATCTCTCCGCTTTTCTTATCAAGAATCTGGGGTATTGCTACTCCCTCTAATTCCATGATCTTTTTAACTAATCTTTGATGAGATACTGCCTCATCTAAAGATTTACCTTTATCAAAATCAGTTAAGAATGGAGTAATATCTTTAATAAATTGATCCTCAAGCTCCATCAATTTTTTTGAATTCTGATCATATAGTTTTTGGAAATGAGGAACGTCTATGTAAACGCCTTTACGTTTCATGTCTACAACGACTTCTTTACATACTGGCATTACTTCATCATCGAATATCCACTTCTCAGTTTGAGAATATTGTTCTCGACGCTCTTTTGCTATTTCTGTTAAAATAACTTCCACCAGGCCGTGTGTAAGAAACGTATCCGCACAAGCGTATTTCATTTGTGGCTCTAAATCTGCTCTCCAAACTTCTCGACCCTGTCCGCCGTTAAGTATGATGGAACCTTTTAGTTCTTTTTTCTCTTGATCGGCCATGGCCCATGGATTAATACCTAGTTGTTTTTGATAAACTATCGCAGATTCTTTTAATCCGACAGATTCGTTCTCGTTGGCGATATGTGCTAGTAATCCACCGTCGGCAACTAGATTATCTTTTAAATCTACATTAAAACAAATATATGTGTGATTAATATCGAACGGGGCGTTCCACATAAAGAGTTGGGCCTTGCCGAACCATCTTTGCATAATGGGTCCAACCCATTCAGGATAATCTACATCTTTTGGTTTGACATTTTCTGGGTGTATTTTACCAGTCCACGGATTTACAAAATGTCCATCTGTAAAAACTTCCATTTTGATCTTATCTTTAGTTCTTGATTTTTTAGATTTAGGGTCTGGTACCCATACCAATAGAGGTACATAAAAACCTTTATGTGAATCTACTGAAAACGAAAAACCAACAATTGAAGTTTTATACAACTCCAACCCGTTGGTTTCAGTATCGTACGACATTAAATTAAATTTAGGATTCCCATTGGAATCCATTAAGAAATCATCAACCTGCTTGATTAGTTCCGGAGTGTTGATTAGGTTGTACTTTTGCCAAATCATTTTTATCCCCTGCGCCCCTGTTAACTAGGGCCGATGTTACTTTATTTAAAGTATCAAGATTTACGTGAATTGAATATCCAATTCCACCCTTTTTCTTCATCATGGCGTCACGCATCTCAATGGTAGTCGGATATAGCCTCATAAACTCATTAAATTGATCTTGGGTAGCTGGTTGAATATCCCCAGTAGCTAGATCGTACGTCATTATTTTAGGTTCATCCGTTTGTATCTTGTCGTTCTGGTGCTTACTTCGAATCTTAACGTATTGCCATGCCATAAACCTATTTTTAGTCTGAGCTTGGACTAATTTTAAAGGCTGCCATACCGTAATGATACGGTCCATAATGTTTTCATAATCTGAAATACCAAAAGCTCCGTCTTTACCAATTGGAAGATCTCCAACACCTTTTTCTTTAGTAGTCTGGGTCAATAAGATAATATGGGTATCTAGTAACTTACATAACGGTTTCATTTGTTTAGCAATGGAATTTAGACCTAATGTCCTAATATTTCCATAACCAGCGTTCTGTTCTGAATCAATACCGAACGTATATTTTTTACGAATATCGATATGTTTCGAAATGAGACCTATATGATCAATAGCCATCATTCCAATATTTTTACCAGTAAGCTTTTTTAATTCAAGACAATCTTCAACAATTTCTTGCATTCCTACGTTTCGTGGTTCGAATGTTTCAGTCTCATTACCAATCACATATAAACGATCGGCTAGTGGAGACTCTTTTCCTACTAAATTGTTCCATCTAGTTTGAATCTCTCCCACCGACATTTCTAATGTAAATATTACGTAAATGTCATCATTGTCTGGGTTGTTTTCAATAGCGTCTTTAATCCATTTTAAAGTTACTGAAGTTTTGCCTACGCCGGGACCTGCTATTAAGCCTGTCAATTCTCGTTTTCTCCACGGGTTTCCTAATACGTTGGTGTCTACCCACCAAGAACATCTGATTAAATCTCCAAGATTTCTATCTTCTTCGACAGTTCTATTTCTTTGACCAACTGTCATAAATTTACTATTTAATTTTTCAGTATAAACTTTATCAACAGTAGTTTCAGCGTAGTGTTTACGATTAGCGTGGCTTAACGCCTTTTGTGTATTAGAAATAATAGCTAAAGCCTCTTTTTTATTAAAATTACTTTTATAAAGCATGTTTGCAAGCTTCATATCAGCTTTAGAGCGATCACCATACGTGCCTTTTGGATCCATCCAAAGATCTAAAGCTTGTTTGTTTTTAGGATCATTAATATAATCAAAGAATTTTTCAGGAACTTCATCAATATTAACATACTCAGGAGCGTTAATAGCTAATTTACCGTCTAGACGGTCTAGATGTTTTTGACCGCGCGCAATATCCTCAGGAGCGAGAGCCTCAAATACTTCTTTAGGAAACTGATCTAAAGTATAAGATAAGTTAGAAGATGCTTCCGCAACTATAGAGGCTGGAACAAATTCATTGTGTTTTTTAGTATTCAAATATCCAGGAAGTCTCATTAATTGAAGAACTGTAAAAACAGACTCATCAGTTTTAAAATATTTCAAGAGAGCTAATTGGGCAAAAACGTATTCATCTCGGGTTAGTGGGTTTACTGCCCAATATGCATGAACACCGTTTCCAGAGTTTACCACCATGGTTGGTTTAAGCGGAAACTCTAATAGCTTCATGATAAATTCATCTTTACTATTATAGATTTTATCTTTTAAGTCCATATCCACAAAAACAAAATTGAATTGCTCAATGTGTTTACCGGCTAAAGATACTACACCCTCGCTGTAGACGTCTCTTTTAGGATGGTTAGGAAAGAAATAAACGTTATAACCTGCTTCATTCTTTTCTTTTAGGAATTCTGGAGTAAAATTATAACCTTCATAGGTATTAGGACCTTTGATTTCTGTTACAAATTTAGGATTAGGCTTGCCGTTATCTAATAACGGCTTGCCCCAATCAGCTTTAATTAATCGGTAGAAACTCACGGATACCCCTCAGATGTGAATATTAACCTAGAACTGTTACTTCATATTGATCATCAAGATTTAAAGTAATAAAATGAGAATATCCTTTTGCAACCAACGCTGGATCCATTCCATCTTTAGGAATCCATAAACTCATTTGTTTTACATGATAATTTTTACCAGTTTCAGCATCTGCCCAAATTAAAGCACCCTTATAGTACTTATTTGGAGTACCGTCTTTATTTTGAGCATCTAAATTGTCCATGTAGATTTTATACATGGTGCCATACTTTGTATTAGTTCCTCGCATTTTACCGACGTATCGTCGGTTTGCTTTATTATCTTGACCTTGATCTTCTGACATGTTATCTCCTATTTAGCCTGAATTCCAAAACGCGATAATACGTTATTGGCAGTTTGCTGAATTGCAGGACTCACTGCAGCAGCGGTTGGGGCTGCGGCTGGCGCTGTAGTTTGAGGAGCGGGCGCTGCAGGTTGTGCCGGAGTTGGCGCTTGCGTTCCAAACGCTGGCGCTGCGGCTTGGGCTACAGGAGCAGCTGCCGTTTGAGTCCCAAACGCTGGAGCAGTTGATTGTGTAGGTGCTGCTGTCTTTTGCGCAGATTGACCACCGAATGTCGCAGGACCTTGTTCTGTCTCAGCTTGATACAGAGGAACCCAGTCTTTAGCATAAAGCGTATCACCTTCTTTATGCTGACCAATTTGAAATTCCATTTTCTCAGATTCAGAAACTAAAGAGTAATATGTACCTTTTTTAGTTTCTCGAACTACCAATTTAAGATCAGTAGCGCCTTTCGGTGCAGTTTTTGGAAGATTTGAAAAGAAAGCCATCTTTTGGAAGAACTCCTTTTCTGTTTTAAAATCTCCAGTGATTTCGAACATGTCTTGTCCCAATTTGAGACAGTATTTTACATTAAGCATTTTATCCTCCGTTTTAAACTAAAAGAGCCATCGGATTCATCTTATCCAATGGCTCTTGCCTAGGTAAACGTTAGTTTTGAGAAGCTTAATCTTGAAGTCTCCACTCACCATAAATATTGCTGATCAGTTGGCGTGATCCATCTTTATGTTGAATTAAGTGTGTTTGGGTCCAAGCCGAAGGGCCATCGTTATAACTTAGTTGTAATTTAGTGCTTGTTCCCACACGAAATACAGATCTAAAGATTGCAGCTGAGTGGTTGTGACCGACGTTGGCTGCTCCGTAACACTCTTCGATTTCTGCCATACCTGGGTTTCTACGACCGCCCTTGCCCATGTGCCCGTGGGCGCCATTCTCAATTCCATTAACTTTGAAAGAATCGTTAATAGATAAAAATTTAACTTTATCAGGTTGATCTAATCCATACATTTCACGCATTGCATATTCAAATGGATTAACTTCAAGCTCTTCTAAAGCAATCGTAAGTTTCATCGCAATAATTTTATTCATAGGTTGGTACATGAAAGCACCATCTGCTAAGTATCGTTTTAAAAAATCTTCGTGGTTACCGTACTTAAACACGACTTCTTCAGCCGGCCATTTACATACTTCGTTGATCTCTTTAGCGCAAGCTTCTAATTCGTGATCTAGTGCTAAAAGACCTTGTTTGGCCTTTTTAGATAGCGCAACTAAGTTATGCTTTTCATGAGGATTGATGGTAATACCATCTAAAAAATCTTCAAATGTAAGATATTTAGGTTTGACGGCTTCTACAATTTCTTTAGCAATTCGACGAGTAGATGGGCATGTTGAAAGTACGTGCCAATCGCCAGTTTGAACTAAATCTGCAGTTACTTTTTCAACAGTTCCATCTGCATTATATTTTTTGTCAATATCTGTAAATGAACCTGTTTTTTTATTGATTTGAACTTGGCGGAAAAAGAAAATCTTACCGTTTTTAATTTCAACGATAATGCCACCTAATTCGTGATCTAAATTTGCCAATTCAGCTGTACGTTCAGACATGTACATTTCTGTCTGGTAACTAGCTTTAGTAATACATCCTGTAGACATTAGAGCTCTTGGTATTTCAGTATTGTTATTGGAATTAGCAACATACTCAAGAAATTGTTTAGGAGACGCTACGATTGCAGAACCTTTCTTTTGAGAAAGTCGCTTAATACCTGTCAAAGGCTGAAGCTGCTTTGCTGACATTTTAATTGTAGAAAGTATAATATTGTCGTTTAGCGCAACTTCCTTAAATACTACTGATTTTTTAGGAAGATCTGGTGAAAGCGTCCACTTGTTTTTATGGTCTTTTTGACGAGCTGGATCAGAACATGGAAGAATTAAAAGTGCCGCTTTGTTCTTTTTGCAATAAGTTTGTACCGCAGCTAGTGCGTCCTCATGGACGTCACATCCAGTGACCGCAGAAGTTATAAAGAATCTCTTATGTTCAGAAATATAGTTTCGTAATTCTTTAAATGCTTCATTATTAAATGATGTTTCATCGATGATATTTTTAAATACCTTTGGATCCCTCTTACGGGCTTCCTGGATCAAATTGTCAAATGACCCGTAATATTTATTGATAGTGTCTTTATTTCCACCATGGTGTTGAATGAACTCTGTTTGAATTGGAATGTATTTGCGCAGAGAAACGAGTTCCAGGAAAGAACTCATAAGCTTTTCCTGCATAACTTCAGCTTTAACTTCGACTGTACTTTTAATAGATTTTAAGTCGTATTCGTTTTTATAAGTTTTAAAGATTCTTTCGATTGAGCTAGTAGATCTCTTAATACCGAACTTTTTACCGAATGCTAATGTGATTTCTAGGAAGGTCTTTCCCTGTTTTCGTAAATTCATTACGAAGTCTATATGGGCCCGTTTTAATGAAGACATCTGTACTCCTGTGTGTATTGAATAGTAAGATTATATCACTTACGAGTTTTAGCCGTTGGATTCTCCAACTCAGCTAAAACGTATCCTGCTATATTAAATATTGCACTTCTTTGTTTTTTTGACGTAACTTGTTGACTTCCATTAAACAAACCTCGGAAGTTGTTATACCACATAGAATTAAACTCATCTAAAAGTGATGAATTTTTGCTGACAAAGTTCATGGCCTCTCTTAGATCATTATTAAATTTAACACTAGCAATAACTCCGCAAATGTTAGCTAATGTTTGCTTTTGGCGAGGAGTAAGTTGCCTTTTAAAGGCAAAATGAGTACCTACGGATTCTAAATCTCCAACAGTATTATAGTCGAGATATGATTTATTATTATTTGCATAGTCTATGCAACGTTCTGTGGAATCTTTAATATTAGGAGCAGATACATCGACTTTATCTTTAGGAACTCTCATTAAGAGACCCTTTGCCAATGGATGAGTTAGGAGTACTGTATCTCCTTCGTCAGTATCAACGATGAACGTGTTTGAAGATGAGTTTCCCATATTAACTGTTACGATACTGTTTTTCATTAATTCCTCTTTGGTTTAATTTCTATTTTACTAAATTCGCCCAGCGTTGTAACCTCAAGACTTAGGTCTAGCATCGACGAGCAAGTTTTAAAGTCTGAGTAGAACTCTTTAACATAGACTTCGTTTATTCCTGCTTGATATAGCATACGCATACATTTAATGCACGGTGAATGGGTACAAAATAAAACGCAACCATCAGTTGAAATTCCATGTTTTACTGCATTACATAGTAGGTTGGTTTCTGCGTGAATGATATAGTCGTATTTTTCTGGTCGTGTGAGAGGTAGCTTGTCGTCTTGAGCTCCTCGAATAAACCCATTAAAGCCATCAGCTATAACGGCACCTGAATTTTTATTGATTAAAACGGCTCCGACTTTAGTTGATGGATCTGGAGAATCCACCGAAGCAGCCAGAGCGTGGCGATAATACTTTTTTAGTTTTTTGTCTGTTATCATTGTTAAATCCTATTGTTATCGGATTTCGCAAACTCCACCCGCACAAGCTAGTTGCTCTGCCATGTTTGTTTGATCGTCCATTTCTAACACTTGAGTTAGATCAATATCTTTTACCAACTTATTAATAGAATCGAAAACCTCTTTAGTGCATTCTTCGAACGGAGCTTGTTGGTAAGTTCCTCCATCATATGGAAGTAGGCTGATCCCTGAATAAACGTCTCGTTCTTCCCACATACGTTGAGCTAATGCTTCGACTTCTTCTGGTTTATAATTGATAGTGCATGAAACATTGTGACGTGCTTTTCCAGATCTATGTCCTGGAATTACCCAATTCTTATTATAATGAAGGACTCGATCAAGTAAAGTCATAGCTGATTCTTTTTCTCTGACGATTGAGTCTTCTGGAGATTCTTGAGGAATAGTCACAACTATATCACGAGTACTAAACAAATCATCTTCTACTAAATCAGGAACTACTAATTTAAGATATTTAGCAAGCGACTCTTCTTTGTTTAGTCGGATTCGTCTTAAATAATACTTTGAATGACGTGCGTGGATTCCAGATGCAGAACCCAATACGCAACTTGCTGTGCCTTCAGGTTTAATAGCAGTAGTTCTAGCTGCGACATTAATTCCAATAATTTTAGAATACTTTTCGTTAACCTCTTTTACAAGTTCTGCACCTTTTTGAAGCATTTCAGCTGTAATTTCAGGAGAATCGGCGATTCCAGTAAAAGAGCAACCAATTAAAGCCTCTTGTTCTGTAACTTGTTTCCAGCGTTCCCCAAGATATGGAAAATCAGTGTATGACGCCTGCAAAGTTCCGAGTAAAGCTGCAGCATAGACTCTATTTAAAAAGTCTTTTTCGTTTTTAATACCAGTCATGTTTGTAGTTGTCAAATTACAGAACTGATTAGATTGCAATCCAATTTCAACGCATGGATTTGCACCAGTTTCACGATCGTCTACCCATAAAAATCCAGGTTCACCGGCATTAGATTTAATACACGCATCAAAAACTCTCAAGAACTCTTCTTTAGTTGTTTCATTTCGAACCAATATAGCAGAGTTGTTAGCACGTGCACGGTATGGAGTTTTAACCCACCACTCACCTTGTTTACAGGTAAGCATTAATTCATCATCTTTATCAAAAAGAGCAATTAGAGCTGCTCGTCTAATTCCTCCAGCTAATACGCAATCAGCCAGAATGCACATAATATCGTGACATTCTAAACTATTAAGTTTTCGACCAATAGAGTTTTGCAATTTCTTTTCTACCTGATTTAAAGCTAATCTAAGTGGCTCAGGTCCTGGAGCTTTAGATCCAGTAGTCGCTAAATAAGTTCCTTTTGGACTGATTTGAGAATAATCAAAAATAGGTCTAATTGCCCCATGAAAATACGCATTCATTAGTGCGTCGACTGCGTCTGCCCATCCTTCAATAGAATCATGAATCATATGAGTATTTTCACGTTTTGGTTTTCTAATAGATGGAAGTTCCGAGATGTGGTGATTCTGTATAGAGTAACCTACACCAGTTCCACATAACAAAAGATACAGTGATTCTGCAAAGACTCTTGTATATTTTATATGAACAAACGCGCAATTATAAATACGTGCATTATTTTTAAAAATAGCATCTCCACCAAATTGCAAAGATCGCATTGATGGCATAACTTTAAGATCGTGAACTTGTTTATAAGCTTTAATAATATCTCTTGAAAGTTTTGGAAACTTCTCAAGATGCATGTTCATATTTCTATTAATAGTTTCTTCTAAAGATTCTCTTCGTGAGAGATGCGGTAAGTATTTAGCGTATGTTCTGAATGCGACTAAGTTCGAAAGCAATTTGTTTGATTTATTCACGATGACTCCTACAATGTTTGGGGTAAGGATATTTTACAAACTATTTTGACATTTGATTGAAATAAAAAACGCCGTGCAGATGGAGGGGGGATCAACTACACGGCGTACGGGAGGTCGAGATTATAATAATACCACTATTTTGGGTTTTTATAAATAATTGCACCACCTGCAGTAGATAAAAGTGATGCAATACTTACTGCATTTTCTAATGCAGTTCTAGTAACTTTTACAGGATCAATAATCCCTGCAGCTAGTGCTCTTTTAATTTCCTTGTTTCTAGCATCATATACTATTTTATCAGATCTAGTCATCTGAGAAGCTAGTTCTGCAACTTTATCTTCTTTTAGTCCTATGTTTTCTAAAATCTGATAAAATGGAGCTTGAAGTGCTCTTTGCAAGATTCTATGGCCGACGCTCTTTTCAGAGTTCAAACTTCTAGCAATTCTTAATAGAGTTGAACCGCCACCCGCAACTACACCTTCTTGAATAGCTGCCCGTGCGGCATTTAGAGCATCTTCAATCCTGTCATATTTTTCTTTAATTTCAAATTCAGTTGCACCACCAACACCGATTTTCGCGATCCCGTTAGTTAGAGCTGCGATTCTATCATTCAAAACTTGAGCATCGTACGGAGATTCAGCTTCCTCTTTTGCAGCTCTTAATTGGTTAACTCTTGCCAAAATATCGTCTTCGGCACCTTGACCTTCATAAAAGGTAGTTTTATATTTATTAATGATGACTCTTGAAACCAATCCAAAGTCTTGTTCTTCAATTGATTCTAGGTTTCGGGCACCATTACCCAGTCGAGTTCCTCCAGAATACGCAGCTAAATCATCATAGTAACCCGATCGTACGCTGGTCGTGTTTGGTCCAAGAACTGGAACAACTACCATTCCACCTTGATCCTTTTGAATCAATAAGAATTGAAGTACCTCTGGGCTAAATTCGTTGG